AAAACTACATCAAGATTTTTAACTAACGAGTTTATCAAGGAGATAGCATAATGGAAGGAAAATATATGATGAATGAAACATTCATTTTAGACAGAGACGATTACAGGGACTTTACTAATAGGGTAATGATACTGCAATCAAGAAAAGAAGAAGCACCTTATCTAGTAGAACATGATTTTGTTCTTGACACTTTTGAAGTGACACTACTGGATAACAGGTATACACTAAAAACAATCATGGAGAAAACATCATGAGAGATACATTAAAAGTAGACGAAGCATATTACATTTCACACCAAACGGATTACAGTGCTTTTGCAGATGCAATACAAGATGTTGGCCCAAGTCCTTGTGAGAAATTCAAATGTGATAATGCAAATGAATGTGCAACACTAGGTGTTGAGTGTAAAGCATTTAGGGTATGGACTAACCAAGGTGAAGGTGTTTATGAGAGGCACTTGAACATGGACAAGTTCGGAAACCCTAAAGAGAAACCTATTGAGAACTCAATAAAATCTTTACTGCAAATATGCAAATAGGGTTGACAATGCCCCTCACTTTTTTGTATACTATACAAGATGAGAAAATAAACTGATTTAACTAAGGAGACTATATTATGAATCAAAGAACTTATGACAGAACCGAGTCCATCGTCATTGACGGGAAGGACTTTCACTTTACACCCGATAGGAAGGAGTTCCTACAGGGTTTAACATCTGCATACCCAAATCAAACAAACTTCACTAAAGAAGATTTTGAAAATGTGGGTGGTATGCCATACTGGGTTAAATCTTCAAGATACAGTTTTAAAGATAATGGTATCTTTAATCTACATGCAGTTGTCAGTGGATACAATGGTGGTTATGAACCCCAAGTTCAAACTCCTGTAAAATCTGCACCGATTCCTGCAATTTCAAAACCTTCAAATATGCCAGTGGCTGCAAAAACTACTGCTGTCAACTCACTTGACAATGTAAAAATCATTCCCGAGAAGATGGAAAATTATGTTCCTTTTGGACACTTCAAAGATATCAAGAATATCATTAAGTCCAAAATCTTCTTTCCAGTATTTGTCACTGGACTAAGTGGTAATGGTAAAACATTAATGATTGAACAAACTTGTGCGACTCTTAAGAGAGAACTTTACAGAGTCAATATTACTATTGAGACTGATGAAGACGATTTGATGGGTGGTCACACTTTACAAGGTGGGGATGTTCTCTTCAGAGAAGGCCCAGTTATCAAAGCAATGAGAAAAGGTGCTGTACTTCTATTAGATGAAGTCGACCTTGGTTCAAACAAGTTGATGTGTCTACAATCAGTTCTTGAAGGTAAAGGTTATCTAATCAAGAAAACTGGTGAGTGGGTGACTCCTAAAGAAGGGTTCACAATTCTTGCAACTGCAAACACTAAAGGACAAGGGTCTGATGATGGAAAGTTCATAGGAACTCAAATCATGAATGAGGCAATGTTGGAAAGATTTGCAATTACAATGCAACAAGAATATCCACCAGTGACCACTGAAAGGTCTATCCTTAAAAAAGAAATGGCATTGACTGGTGAAGTCGATACCGAGTTCTGTCACAAGCTTGTTGACTGGGCAGACATTATCAGAAAAACTTACTATGAAGGTGCGATAGACGATGTCGTGACTACTAGAAGATTAGTTCACATTGTCAATGCATACAGAATGTTCAATGACAAACTGAAGTCAATCACCATGTGTATTTCAAGGTTTGACGAAGAGACTAGAAATAGTATTCTCGACCTCTACTCCAAGATTGATGCTGGGGTTGACCTAAATGCAGAAAACCCTGTTGACGAAACAGAGTCTTCAGAGTATAATGATTAAGATGTTTGGAAAAAAAGTAAAGTCAATAGATTACAAATATGGAGAGGACAAGTCCCTAAAGGAACTTGCCTCTTATATTGATAACACCTATGACCAACACTACAGTCTAAACAAATACCAATCCACTGAATTTATAATTGACAGTGGACATGGTGAAGGTTTTTGTATCGGAAACATAATGAAATATGCACAACGATACGGAAAAAAAGGTGGGAGGAATAGAGCCGACTTATTAAAAGTTTTGCACTATGCTCTCTTTATGCTACATGTTCACGATAAGGAGAAACACAAGTGATGAAAATTAGTAATGATACAAGGGACGTTCTAAAGAACTTCTCAACCATAAACTCGGGTATACGAGTTAAAACTGGAAATAAACTGGAAACTATTTCTAACATGAAAAACATTCTTGCGATTGCTACAATCGAAGAATCATTCCCACAGGATTTTGCAATATATAATTTGCCAGAGTTCTTGGGTGCAACTTCTTTGTTAGACGACCCCGAGTTTAATTTCAACCCCGAAAAATTGTCGGTAGAAGACACCAATTCAAAGATGGATTATTTCTATGCATCTGAAGGAATGGTTGTTGCACCCGAGAAAATGATAACCATGCCTTCTTCAGAAGTGACATTTACAATAACATCAACTCTGTTAACAGACTTACAGAAAGCATCTAGTGTTCTAGGTGTCAATGATTTAGTGTTAGAGTCAGATGGAACCACAGTCACACTTACAGTGAAAGACAAAAAGAATGCAACATCCAATACATTTAGTAGAACGGTTGCAGAAGGTAATGGAGATAAATACCAAATGAATTTCAAGATTGAGAATCTAAAAATTCTAACAGGTAATTATGAAGTGCAAGTTTCCTCAAAAGGAATCTCACACTTTAAAAATACAGATGTTGAAGTTGAGTACTTCATTGCATTAGAACCCGATAGTTCTTATACAGCATCTTAAGTTGTTTGGAGTGATTAAAGTTCAAGTCTCAACTATTATCACGGGAGCAGTCCAACTCATCATGGTGGACTGTACTAGAAACTCGGTGGGGAGTATCTAATTTATTATGAACGAATTTTTATACGTAGAAAAGTATCGACCACAAAAGATTGAGGAAACGATACTACCAAAAGAATTTCAAACTCAATTTTTAGAATTTGTAAAACAGGGAGAGATACCCAATCTTTTACTTTGTGGTTCTGCAGGTGTTGGTAAAACAACAGTCGCTAGGGCTCTCTGTAATGAACTGGGTGCAGACTTTATTGTAATCAATGGTTCTGATGAAGGTAGACTTATTGATACCCTAAGAACTAAAATCAAGAACTTTGCAAGTACTGTTTCATTAGGTGGTGGCCCAAAGGTCGTTATCCTTGATGAGGCAGATTACATTTCTGCAGAATCAGTGCAACCTGCACTTAGAGCATTCATAGAAGAGTTCTCTTCTAACTGTAGATTTATCTTTACTTGTAATTACAAAAACAGAATTATACCTGCATTGCATTCAAGAACAACAGTTATTGATTTTAAAATTGCACCAAAAGAAAAACCTGTTCTTGCACGACAAATGTTATTAAGATGTAAAAGTATTTGTCGTCTTGAAAACATAGAAGCAGACGAAAAGGTTCTTGCAGAATTAGTTATGAGATTCTTTCCCGACTTCAGAAGAGTTCTAAATGAGATTCAGAGATATGGGGTTGGTGGTGTTATTGATTCGGGTATACTATCATCTTTGTCAGAAGAGAAGTTCACCCCACTTATTGATATGATTAAAGAAAAGAACTGGAGTGGAATGAGAAAGTGGGTTGGAACTAATTCTGATAACGACTTCAATGCACTATTCAGAAAAGTATTCAATGCACTTGAACAAAGATTGGAACCAACATCTATACCAGCTGCAGTTCTAATTATTGCAGACTACCAATACAAATCTGCATTTGCAATGGATTCAGAGATTAACTTTACTGCATGTCTAACAGAGATTATGTCGGAGTGTAAATTTAAGTAATGGGTAAACTAAGACAATGGATAGCTAGATGGTTTGATATTCAAATAGAAAACTCATGGAAAAGAAAAGCAAACAAAATGTTTGCAAAACATAGTGTAGAATATAGAGACGGAGATAACACATGACACAATATGATGAGAGAGTCGAACTGCAAAGACTTAAAATAGAAGCAGAAACATGGGCAAAGGGTGTGAAAGCAATACATGCTCATTCATTGGATTCAATGCATTATGATACTAGACCACAAGATACCGAAGATGGTAAAAGTGTTCTTGATATTGAACACAATGACGGTAGTGTCAAAAGAA